ACAAAGTACTCGACCCTCCACGATGGGGAACTGACCCTCACAAAGTCCCTAAATGTCCCGAGGATTGGGCCGGCCCCAGATTCGTGGTTCTACCAGGTGCCCCAGAGAGATAAATTGGTGGTTGAAGTTGATACATCCTCGCAGCTTCATAATGGCGGTGCCAACCAAATAGCCGCCACTGATACGAGTGGAAATGATTTACATGGATACTTAGGAAATGGTGCCGACTTCAATTACACACGCACCGCCGACTTTGGTCGTTCTTTCTTCTTTGATGGCAGTGATGATTATATATATCATGGCCCCATAGGAAATCCCAAGGGTGCGTGGGCTCATAGTATTTCAGTCTGGTTCAACCCCCTCGAATTTAGCTTCGAGACGATATTCCATTTAGGTCTGGACGACAGTACAAGTCATAACGCATCAGCTTTGATGTTAGTGAATAATACAAGAATACAATGGTGGTTTTATGGAAGTGATATAGATTTTACCGTACCCACCCTAACAACGAACACCTGGTATCATCTAGTTTGTGTATACGACGGTGGTGTTGGAACGGACAGTCGGCGATTGTGGCTGAATGGTAGTGAAATAACAACATATTTGGCAGTTTCTTCGGGGGTATACACGAACACCCTAAACATTGAAGAAAATACATATTTATATTGGGGAAATCGTAGAAATTTAACTCTTGACTACTATGGTTACATGTCTGGTATGCGCCTTTATGACGGAGTTCTCTCACCCGGCGACGCCCGTAAACTCTATGAGATGGGGAGGAATGGTCCGGGAGAAAGTATGAACATTATTGGGACAGCTGTGGGTATTAACCAAAATAATCCAAAAGCAGCTCTAGATGTCGTAGGTCGAATTTTAGCGCGTGGTGCGGTCACAAACTTCACCGGGCAGCACAGATGTGTTCCCGAGGGTCCAATGGAACCCGGTCTCATCGTTTCAGCGGACAAGAATAGGTACGTCAACCTAAACGGCGGCCTCAAGACGGGCTCCAAGGCGATCACCATCGACGAGTCCCTCCCAGTGGTGGCACTCTCCAACGTATCCCAAGACAAGAGCTGCTTTGGGGTGGTCTCCTCCGTAGAGGGGGTGGGCACCTCCCGCTCCGACAACGTGGGTGCCATTATTTCAGAGGCCCCAAAGGTCCTAGGTGACAACCGTGCCATAGTGAACTCCGTAGGGGAGGGTGCCCTATGGGTTGTCAACACTGGGGGACCCCTAGAGTCTGGGGACTACGTGACGACCTCCAACGTGGCGGGCTACGGGCAGCGACAAGATGATGATGTCCTCCACAACTACACGGTGGCCAAGATCACGATGGACTGCGATTTCACGGCGTCCAATGTGGCCATCCAAGCCCCCAAGAAGGTGGAGACTTTGGTCACCGTGGGGGAGGGGGTGTGGAGCAACCTCTCGGCCTACAATAGGTCCTCCGAGACCCAAACCCAATACATCAACGGGGAGAACGTGGTCCTCACGGAGGGTGAGTGGTCCAACTTGGCCACAGAGGAACAGAACACCTACTCCGACACGACCATCACGACATACTACGAGATTCGTCGGGGCGAGAACCTCTTGGATGAGAATGGCAACATCCAATGGGAGGACACCGATGGGGTGGAGCCCGGGTACAAGGTGAGATTCCTCACATCTGATGGCACCCAAACAGACGAGGCCAATGCGGTGCACATCGCAGCCTTCGTGGGGTGCACATACCATTGTGGCTAAGTACAAAGTTTGAAATACTTTCCAGCTTAAAAATAAACTCTCACTATAATATAAAATGTCTGGTGGTATTGCCCAACTCGTTGCTGTCGGTGCTCAGGATGTCCACCTCGTTGGCCAACCAGAGGTCAGTTTTTTCCGTTCAACCTATAAGCGTTACACCAACTTCTCTCAAACTGTCGAGCGTCAGGTCATTCAGGGCAACGTCTCGAACAATGGTATGTCCACCGTTCGCTTCGAGCGAAAGGGTGACATGCTTGGTTATGTCTACCTCGTCGCCAACGATGGCTCTGCGACCCAGGCGTACACCGCTGCTCAGTGGCGTACTAAGATTGCCAAGGTTGAATTACTCATCGGTGGTCAGGTTGTGGACGAACAGGACTCGACTTACTCGACCCTCATCGCGCCAACCCTCTCGGCGACTTCTTCCTCCAAGTCCATCGCGGGCAACCTCTTTGGTGGTGCGGGAGCCTCCCGTTTCTACCCCCTCCGCTTCGCCTTCTGCGAAAACTGGCAGTCGGCCCTCCCCCTCATTTCTCTCCAGTACCACGATGTTGAGCTCCGCATCACTTGGGGTTCGGCGGCGGCTACGGACAAGTGGGACATTTACACGAACTACGCGTACCTCGATACCCAAGAGCGGGAGGTCTTCGCTGCGCAGCCCCAAAACATGATCATGACCCAGGTCCAAAAGGCGATCTCATCGGGCACCAAGATCCAAGAGATGAACTTCAACCATCCAGTGAAGTACATGGCCTCGGCGGATGCGTCCGACCTCGCGATCTTGTCGGACGCGAACAAGCTCAAGCTCCAAATCAACGGCACCGATGTTGCGGACTTCAAGTTTGCGGACCCCAACTTCACCACTGTGCCCCTCTACTACCACAGCTCCAACGGTGATTCGTCCACCGCCAAAAAGCTCTTCTTCTACCCCTTCTGCCTAGATGCCTCGAAGCTCCAGCCCACAGGCTCCCTCAACTTCTCCCGCCTCGACTCTGCTCGTATCATCAACGATACTGCGAACTGTGACAAGGACATTTACGCGGTCAACTATAACGTACTCCGCATAGAAAATGGTATGGGTGGACTTTTATATTCTAACTAAATAATAACTATGTATTTGGAATTATTATTCCTTCTCGCCATCGTTTTTGTATTGACGTACGATCCAAAGTCCAGGAGACTCGAAAAGTTTGTTGGGCAGACGACACCCTCTACGGAGAAGTCGTGTCAACCTACGCATTACGAAGCCGTCCAATTTGCTCAGAGTCCCTATGAGTGTCCACCTTCAGGGAAACCTTCAATGGGTGTAATTACTTAAAAGAAAGGTGTTTTACTATTGTATAATGATTCCAGTCACACGCGAAAATTTGCTTATTGTCGGTATTATTGTATGTCTTGTAGGTCTCATCTTCATGTTTAAAGAACTTGGTAAAACGAAGGAAGATGTTGACAACTTTAAAAATTTTTCCGAACAAGTTGTAAAACATCTCAATACAGCACCCGAACCTGTTAAAATTGAAGAACAAACGGAAACAGAAGAAGTGGGGGAAAAAGTGGAAGAATAAACTTGTGCTCTTATTATAACTTGCGAATGCGCAATGAAAAAGTACAAAGCGATTGCAATACCGGTTAGCTTTGCTGACGATAAGCCAAGGTTCCTCACGGTGAGGGATTGGCGATTCAAAGATTGGATTTTTGTGACGGGTGGATGTAGAAAGAGGGAGATTCCGAATCCTATTCGGTGTGCCCTCAGGGAACTTGAAGAAGAAACAAGGGGTGTTGTTTCCCTAAAGAACGGAGAGTATACAGAATTTAAATTTACAGTTAAAGAAAGTTCCACAGTGGACTTGGAATACAATGTTTTCATATTTTTTGTAAATTTTACCAGGTCGGAACAACAACTACATATTAAGAAGTTTTATGAAGAAAAGCAGAAGACGAGTCTCAGGAAATTATTGAATCAGCCTATAAAGAAGACCCACGATGAAAACGATTACATGAGTTATGATACCATAGAAGAGTTTAATTCACGTAAGCGATGGAAACTTATCATAGACAATGTTTTAAGGAATCCACAGTTCTATGCCTGTATAACTTCTTTGAATAGAAAAACATTTTCTATAAAATAATGAAGTCAAAAGCTTTTATTATAATGCAAATCGAAAATTTATTGGCGAGGAACAGGGGGCTATGTCAGGAAGAAATCGAAAATTGGAAGAATGAAAATAAAGACAAAACGGTGTATGAACTTTTAACTATAAAAAAGGAACTTTCACAAACAAAGGAATATGAAGACGTCTCGTGTATGAGATGGTTTAGAGAATAAGATCTCTACTAAGGTATGTTTAAAAACTGGTGTATTTCACAAAAGTTTACTAACGCATCCAATATATCACATGTGCGAATGGACGGTGGTGTCCTCTCTGTACCATTTGATAGATTGAATGAGTTTTACGAAAAGTATGTAGAAGCTATACAAACTGGTGAAAAATTGTTTCTCGTTGAGCAAAAGACACCTACGTATAACTTTTTTGTTGACTTGGATTACAAGGATGACACATCTTTGGAATTAGATGAAATTAAAGATATATGTAAAGTTATTTGTGATAAAGTCAAAAGACATGGTGGTAAAGATTGTTTGATTTCCGTATCACCTCCCAAAAAATGCGGTTTCCTGATCAAGACGGGTGTACATCTAAATTGGTCGGGTTTTGTTGTTGACCAGGTTTCTGCTATTGCTCTCAGAGATCATATTCTTATAGCTCTTTCAAAGGCTAAACCTTCTATAGACTGGAATGAAATTGTGGATGGTGCAGTTTATGGTGATGCACAGAGAGGAACAAAGGGAAGTGGATTTCGTATGATTTGGTCACATAAACTATCAAAAGGTGAAACGCAATTGGCATATCTTCCCATTTTTATATATAAACACGGTCCACTAAGTGGAATACTAAAAATTGATCAGAAACCAGATTTAGAAATTTTAAAAATGTCCGCAGTGCGAACGGATGCACCCCAAACGCACGTAGTTCAGTCACCTTCGAATGTCATCAAAGAAGGAACCTTTACGAAAGATCAGACAAAGGATGAAATCCATGACAATGAAATGAAAGTGGTGGTCGAAGAGTTTATTCAGAAATATTTAGAGGGTCAGGGAAATGCCAGTGTCACTAAAATTTTTAAACATAAACAACTTTACCTCATTTCAACAAATTCAAAATATTGTGAAAATCTTAGAAGAAATCATGGTTCAAATCACGTTTGGTTTATTGTGAGTGGACGTTACATTCTCCAAAAATGTTTTTGTAGATGTGAAACTATCATGGGGAGAAAAGATGGATTTTGTAAAGACTTCTGTGGACGAAAACATGAACTTTCACCCAAGTTGATACAGTTTTTTTACCCAGAAAAAACTGAAATTTTAAAGTGTAAAGAAATTAAAAAATTTATCGAAAAACCGATATTTAAACATGGTGATGTTGCTCCGGATATTCAGAATTTTATTCAAAAATATTTAAAAAATCAGGGAAGTACTCTCGTAAGTAAAGTTCAAAAACATAATAATATGTTTAGTGTATTGACAACTTCAAACTTTTGTGAAAAAATCAATGGAAGTCATGGAGATGATGTTGTAATGACGTACACCATAAAAAAACGAAAAGAGTTATCACAAAAATGCCCAATATGCAAATCTACAAAAAATGATAGACGCTACGAATTAACTGCTAATGTGGTTTCAAAGTTATTCCCAAAAGATACTTAAACAATAACGTGTTTAATTCATAAATGGCCACATTTGTAACTCGATCGGGACGAAAAGTAAAAAAGCCGGAATTGTTTCAGCCAACTGAAAATATAGTAGAAGATGACTATACAGTGGAGGAACATGATTCCGAATTTGATTCTGAAATTGATACAGATGAAGAAGAGGATTACAGTTCAGAAGATGAGGATAGCGACATGGATGAGAATGGAAATCTCAAAGATTTTGTTGTAGATAGTGATAGTGAAGAAGAAGATGCTTAAAAAAATGAAATACTACTAATAAATGGAGACTGACATAGGAAATCCAATTGATTATAATCCTAATATTGATGAACTCGTTCATAATAAAAATGAAGATGTTCCACATGATGACCAAGAAAGAGAACAATATTATTTTCAACCACAAGAAACAAATTATGCAACGATGCCACCACAACCGGAAAAGGTGGATTTCTTTTCAACGATTGAAAAATCGACGTGGATTATCGCGTTTGCCGTATTTTTACTTGGATTCTTCATGGGAAAGACGATGCAACCAGTCATTCTCAGATACACCTAAACATTTTTTAATTAATTGTATATTTGTTTTTTAAATTGTGACTCAATTTAAAAAACAAGTTTTTTTTTATTTTTTAAATAATTACGCTTCCTCCTCTTTGATTTCATCAGTCTTGTCTTCTTCAATTGTACCGAGGGATGCATCAGCTTCCCGCTGCTTGCGGCGTTCTTCAACTTCGGCCGCAACGATCTCATCAGCTTCCTTAACAAGATCTTCCATTGATGCATCTGGTTTCTCCTTCTTGAGTCGCTCGAGAACTTCGGCGGGGTGAGAAATAGGTGCTTCATCTGGCTTGGTGTAAAACTTAGAATTGTCGTCACCGGGTGTATAATTCACCTTTGTGTCCATCATCGCTTGCTTTCGCTCTTGGAACATACGAGCGGCGTGAGACTGATTTTCTTTGTAACCAGTCATAATTTCTTCAAGCTTATCGTTCGTGTAGTGAACATCTTCAATCTTTGAAGAGTCTGGTGGGATGAGGAGCCACTTATACATGTCAACAACATAAATATCAAACGTGGCATCTTCTTTTTGGAGACGCTTGGCGTGGTTCGCAGCTTCATCTCGGGTCGCAAAGGCACCTCGAAGTTTGATACCAAACTTATCAGTTTTCTGGGGACACTCCGGACCAACGATGGAAATGCAGGCAAAAACTTGTCCGGGAACGGTGGTATAATCCTGTTCAAGAGACATTATATGAATGAATCAACTTAAAACTTTAAGCTATTAGTTAAATAACAGATGCATTCTTTTTGGGATACTCAACCAGT